AGTCATTGTTAAAGTTCCACCTGCAGTCACACCCGTTCCAGTTTCAGCACTTGCCATTGTAACTGTAAAAGTATTTGCTGTTGGTGTTGAAATTACTTGAAAAGTATTTGTTGTAAAACTTGCCGATGTAAAACTTGTTGTAGGTGATCCTGGAGTTGTAACACTTGTAAATATTATATAATCACCAGCAGTTAAAGAATGTGCTGTTAAATTAATTGTAACAGTTGTAGAAGATGTTGTAGAAGTATAAGTTGCTCCAGTTAAAGCTGTTCCTAAAGGTGTAATATCAAAAAATTGACCTTCATAGTAAATAACTAATACTTTAGAAGATCCTAAAGCTGCATATTTTTTACCATCTAATGCTGTCCACGTATGCTGGTCTCTAACAGGACCTGCTAATGTATATTGATTTAATTGTTGCCAACCACCTATTTTCTGTGGTTCTCCATATCTAAATCTAACATTATCACCATCAATCCATTGCCCTTCGGCTCCGGTTGCAGTCTGTTGTTTATTGAATCCAGGCTTAAACTGTATTTTTTGTAATGGCATAAGTTACTTATACCACCGAATATGTTGATTTACACTATTTTAGTGAATGGTGGTAATCCTAACAGAGGTCTCTTATCATATAAATTGGAATCTGCAAACTGTCCATTTACATGATTATAATGCAAGAAAACTTGCGCACAAGTATTCCCTGTAAATTTTTCTCTCCAATGTTCTAATTCACAACCAGAATACACCAACATATCACCCGGTTCTAGATCCACTTTAATTCCTTTTGGAGCATCTGGTTTCATTATATTCTTATATTCATCTATTACATTATTACTTCCTGTTGTATCTAAATATATGGCCCAAGGATCGCCACCTAGATTTAAAGTTGTAGATATCTCACAAGATGGTCTATCTTTATGTCTTTTTAAAATAGAACCTTTTTCGTACACGCGCGCGTACGAGTACGTAGGTATTAAATTAAGTCCTGTCTCTTTCATCATAATAGGCATAACTTTCATTAATAATGTTTCCATTACAAAGTCTGCATAATGAGAATATACATTTGGAACCTGTTGATCTTTCCAAGTACCAAATAATGAATTTTCAGCTACTAGATTATTTGAATACATAAAGTGAACAGCATCTCGTTTAAGTAAAAAATAATTATATATAAAATTAGCAAGATCATACGATACTGCCTTTTTAATCACTTGATATTTGTTCTGGGTAAAACTCATAGATTATTCTCCTTTAATAGATTATTTACTTCATTTATATTCTGACCATAAACTTTTAACATATCTTCATCATAAATAAAGTCTGGTTTTTCAAAAGGATGATGTTTTAAAGTAAGAACATTAACAACTTGCATAAATTTAGCTTCGCGCGCATCCGATGGTTTATAACATAAAGTTGCATCATACTCTTGGCGCTGTAATTCTAAATATCTATTTGTCCCTGTTTGAATTACATTTTCATTAAATGGGTGTAAAACAATAGGACATAATAATCCTAACTCTTCCATTTGACCTTTAACTCTTTTAACAGATCTCTCTATTGGTTTATGAGTTAAACTTAAATCTTTAAGCTGTTTCATTATAAGTCTATTTTTAAATAGTTGATATTTTGGATAAGCAATCTTATCCATTACACAAACATTCCTTTTTGTAGAAAGTTAAAAGAAACTGATATTCTAATATCATTAGATTGATTTGTATCTACACAATGATTTAACCATGAAGGAAACATAATAAGTCGTCCTGCAATCGGTTCAAAGTGAACTTCATTCCATAAATGTTTAGGAAGTTGTCCTTGTTTTCTTCTTGGTCTTGATATGTTGATACAAGGTTTTGGATCTTCTACTTTTAAATGTCCGCTGTTAATAGGAGCTTTAACATAGTACACTCCAGACCATAATGAATTAGGATGAGTATGTGCTCTATTATAACCACCTGGAGGATTAATGTTTGCCCACATGTTTCCAAGAAAAGGTTCATTGTCTAGTGATTCATCTTTATAAATAAATTGTTGTGCTTGATATAATATATCTACTAACATTTTATATTCTGGTTTTTCATGCATATTAGTTGGAGAATGCCAACCATTCACATTAGTTTTTTGAACTCCTTTATCTTGTCTAGACCAATTAATAATATTTTGTTCTAATTGTGCATTAAATTCAGGAGTGCCTACATCTTTAACGTAGATGGGTGTTGCAAAGTATAATTCTCTGTTCATAAAGTTCTTCCTTTTTTATATCCTTTGGGAGGTTTTTTATTATTTTTCAATCTTAAATTATCTTTTCCATTAGTATACCAATTATATTGACTATTTATTAAAGATATTTTTTTACAATAATTTTTATAGTCTTTTTTAGATTTACGTAATTTCCAATTTTTTTTAACACCTTTACTTATTCTTTCTTTTGTTTGTTTAGTTTCTGGTATTCCTTTGTGACCCAACGCTGTTAATTTTAAATATCTATTATATGCTTTTTTAGTTAACCAATTTTTTGTTTTTATCAAACCTTTTCCATTAGATTTATTTAAAAATATATCCCTATTAACAGCGTTTAATCTATTAAGAACTTTATATTCCCATTGTTGACATTTAAAAACATTATTAAAAATTCTTCTTACTTTATAATCAAATGAATTTTTACCATATTTTTTTATGTAATATTTTATATCTTTAGAAGAGGTAAAATATTTTTTCCATAAATCATTTGGGTGACATCCTTTTGCATATCTACTGCCATAATAAACTTTCCCAGTTTTTTTATGACGAATTATATATGTATAAGGTAATCTATCTGTTACTTGCATAATTTTATCTAAATGAAGGACCTCCAGCCCATAATACTAAAGATCTTCTAATACCTTTAGTAATTGGAACAACTCTATGCCTAATAAAAGATGCAAAGAAAATAGCATGTCCTTGTTTAGGTCTTGCAATTTTACCATCAGACATTAATTCAAGTCCACCACCTTCAAATTCAGATTCATGTGATAATAAACATGTCATAGATATTTTACGAACCGGTGGTTCTTTTGCACCATTAACATCTGAATCCATATGCCAGTCATAAAATCCACCTGCTGGATATTCTGTATATTGAGCTTGTTCGGTAATTTGAATTCCATCAAAACCAAAATGATTTGCATTGGTTCTTCTTATTTGATTATCAATGATTTTATACATTTCAGGAAGTTTATTAAATGGGATCCAACTGATATGTGAGGTTCTAACTTTTGTATCTACAGTTCCTCCTTCTTTTGAACCAACCTCTCCTAATTGTTGTGGTTCAGATTTTCCTGCATTTATAATCATTTGACATTGTTCTGGTGTAAACAATGGAGTTGTTGTTTCAACTATTAAAGATTTCCAACGTGGTTCTGTTATTATCATTATGCTCCTCTATTAATGATTGGGTTATAAAGTACATCGCAGTTTGCTGCTAATGTTCTTCTTGTTTCATTTGTTGAATTGAATGGATAGACACAATGTCTCATATCATATGGAAATATATAAAAGTCTCTTAACTTCATAGGTGGTTGATAATCTACTTTTGCAAATTGACCAGATGATGCTCCTAGTATTTGTAATCTTCCATTTTGAGGTGTTTCAGATGCTGAATATTCAACCCCATAAGTATTAGGTAGTTTTAAAACCATAACAGAAGATAAACCTGTAAATATATTCCCTTGATGAATATGAACTGGATTATATTCATTAGCTTTCATTTCGTTAATCCATATTGAATTAATATGTGTTTTATAATCTATAATTTTATTAAAATCTAAATAATGATGAAATGCAGTTCTAAACCAATCTAATACATTTTTTGGAAATAGATTATGTCTTTTCATTTTAGATTCATCATCTCCATCATAAAATAAAGAATGTTCATCTTTTATTTTACCAATCAACTGGCGATTTGCAGGATTTAATTGATTAAACTTTTCTTCGTAAATTTGATTAATCCCTGTGAAAATATCTAAAGGAACTTCATATCGTAGGATAGATTGTCCTAAAAATATAAAATTAAAATTCATTGTCTTTCTCTATTTAGTCTCTTTTCCGTATTGTATTTGTTCTTTATTATCGTATTTTAATTCACCCGATTGCTTAACTCTTTCAATAGTTTGTAATTGACCCATAGCATTAAATACTTCTGGTTGAGAAGAACCTGGTGTTAATGATTTAACTTTGTTTAAATATACTTGATGATAAGACTCTAATTGATGTTGATTAACATCTTTTGTATTAAAGCTACCATCATCAAATTCTAATTTTAATTTAGACCACATATTAATTTCTCTCATTCTATCTTTTGCAACTAATTCCATATTAGCT